GATGAATACGAGACACGTCTGTCTCTGTTTCAAGACTTCCAACATATTCTATATTTGATGGATTCTTAAAAGCGTTGAATGCTGATGTAGCAGTTGGGAATAACCCAAAACCGGGGATCATAACATTTAAATCGGCATCGTTGCTAAAACCAGCTAAAAAGTACTTCGTGTGATTATTGTAGATATACAATGGTTCAAAAAACTTGGTCACAAAATGTTTCTGTGACCTTGTCTGGGGTGATCCCATTCTCCTCCATTTCTCTCTCATTTCCTTGCGACGACTATGGTACTTTGTAGTCTTGCTCAGAGCTTCCGACGGAGTAATTTTGTACAGATAACATAACAAACATGCTACTACTATACCAGATCTTCCATGTCCGCCTTTACAGTGAACATATACTTTTTCTCCTGTAGGGAGATTCTTAATAATCTCACCAATCTTAATTATAAACTGTGCAAAGCTTCTCCAATTCGTCGGTACTCGACAATCATGAATAGGATAATGAATATATGTATACTTTGTCGTGTAAGGTGTGATTCTCTTCTCACCCGGACATGTAAGATCTATAAAATATCTTACTCCGCGGGTTTCGAACATATCAACCTGTTCTTGAATAGGATAACTTCCAAATAGTGCTTTGTTCTTAACGAATTCACTTGAACGTTCCATGTGTTTCCTTAATCTACATATTTAAGAGTTTTAAATTCATTTTTCTAGATATATATAAAAAAGATGCCTAACATTTCAGATTACACTGTTGTTGAACTTAAAAAGAAAGCAAAGGCGAAAGGTCTACGAGGTTATTCTCGTCTTAGAAAATCCGAATTAGTTAAACTTTTCGGCGGTAAGACAACCCGACGTAGATCCCGACGTAGGTTCAGCTCCAGTAAGAAGACACAAATAGCATTCTGTTTTTTGCTTATGCATAAAATTGACCATGCAAATTGGTGGGAACATTTCTTCAACCAAGATACTGATGGTACAAGTAATATGTATGCACATTACAAAGATTCCAAAGGAAATTCACCGGATTGGATGGTACCTCACGCAGTTAGATCTGTTCGAACAGATTGGTGTGGAGAAGGATTGGTACACTCGTTTAACCAAATGCTTAAAAAAGCATTGAAGAACCCCAATAATAAGTATTTCGCTTTACTTTCTGGTGCTTGTCTACCTTTGTATACTTATGATGAAACATACAAACTAATCACATCGACTGATAAAGCCAGGATTTATTATATGAAAGAAGATGGTAATGTATTTGAAGATAGAAACGATGTTTACAATGGACACCAGTGGGTCGTTCTTAATAGAAAAGTAGCACAGGACTATATACGTCTAAGTGATAAGAAAGATAGCAAAGCTCAAAAATTTATAAGAAAATTTCGCAAGTTTTATAAAGAAAATGGTGTTTCTGTTGGTAATAAAAAAGCTATCAAAGATCCAGATACAACATGGTTAGGAGGTTGTCCAGATGAAGTGTATCCTATCAATTGGTTGGCTGAATTGTACGGGAAAAACTTATCTAAATATGTGAAAAATCAGATGACAACTTATACATCATGGGATTTTGAAAAGGATCCCGATCACCCAAAAGTCTTCAATATTAGAACAGTTAAGAGATCGAAGAAAGACATATGTGGTCGTGGTCACATATTTGCGAGGAAATTCACAGTTGATGCAGCAGATTATATTGCTATGTCGTGTGGAAAGAGTGATAAAAAAAATCAAAAAGGTAAACCATCTGGTAACGTAATCGTTAGAAAGGAAATGATTGCCAGATTAGGAAATCAGATGTTCCAATATGCATCAGCTCTTGGTATAGCACATGCCAAACATGGTGATGCTTGTATAATCACCGACGAAGATCTAATATCTTATGATGAACTAAGATCAGCGAAAGACGATCTAATTAATGTATGTAAAGGCCCATTTAAGATTTGCGGTCCTCCTGATTATCCATTCACTATTGTACCGGAAAAAGCATATGCAAAGTATGATATGAAACCGTTTATGGTTCCAGGAAGTATAGAAATAGAATCAGATCTGGATCAAGGATTTCTACAGTCTTACAAGTATTTTGAGAATATTTCTGATATTATTAGAAAAAAGTTTACATTCAAAGGAGATATTTCCCGAAAAGTAAATAGATATATGAAAAAGAAGAAAAGTGGTGGATATAAAGTCATTGGTCTTCATGCTAGACGTGGTGATCATCTTGCTCTTGGATATATGAGATTTCCACCACCTGGATACTTTAACAGGGCGCGTGATTACTTTAGAAAGAAATATAGGAAAGTTAGATTTATTGTTGCAACCAATAATAGATCTTGGGCCAATGAAACATTTTCAGCAGATGATACGGAAGTTATATCACATAGTAAAAGTGCACCAGAAGATCTAGCAATACTTTCTGCATGCGATGGTGTTATCATGAGCCTTGGCAGTTTTGGATGGTGGGGAGGGTATCTTTGTGGAGGACCTGTTGTGTATTATAAAAACGAGTTTAATATGAGTCATGAAATTAATAAAGGAAATGTACGAAAATCTGATTATTATCCTGAACATTGGGTTGGATTAAAATAATTATTCCCATTTTTCTAAATCTACCTTTGATATAATAAACAAAATAAACACTGTGTTTATTGTTCCTGTTACAGTAGGTCGAATAGTGTTAAAAGAATAGTTCTTATCAAATACTATTTCCTTCAAATGTAATAATGATGCCTGAATCATAAACACAACCCATATCATTGTAATACCAACTAAAGCTTTAATGTTATGTTTTATTAAATAATAAATGGACAAACCGGAAATTGCTAACTGAAACATACCAACTTCGCCTTGAAATCCAGTATTTACTCCCCAACCAATTGATTTGGAAACTACTTCACCAATAAATATATGAGCTAATCCAGACCAAACTGTCCATGAAATTATTAGAATAGGTATAACTGATTTAGTGAAAATTCTATTGTAATTTTTGTGTTTTTTGTAATCAATACCTGCATATACGTATGCTATTATCATTAATATTAGAGGAATTACTAAACTCCACATTTCATTTTCTGACAATGACATAATTTATTTATTAATATAAATTAATTAACTAATAATAATTTATATTCTTCTAGATTCATTATACCACAGTCTTTGTTACAAGGACCGCATATACATTTCATATTAGATAAAGAATTATTACCACCTTTACATACTGGAACTATATGACCACATTCAAATGTATTATATGAGATAGTTTCATAGCATATGTAGCATTTACCTTCTAACTGTTTATTATTATAAAGTTGCCATAATTTATTTCTATCACTAATTGTTATTTTTTGTCTTTTATGGGTAAACGGAAATTTAGTAAAGTCTATTGATGATATTTCATTATTACATTCTATTGAAATAATTATTGCGTATAACCATGTATTATTTTTCATAATACCGCAATAAAATGGTTCATTATTATTTTTAAAACATTTTTTGAAGTCTATATCAGATATTCCAATTTTTTTATAATTTTCTATAAGAAATTTTTCTAATTCTTCATATTTACTTAAAAAATTTTCAAATGTAATTAAAGACTTATATTTGTTTAAAATATCTACAACAATATTAGTATTAATATTAGGATACCTCGGTTTATCGGTGTATTTAATATATTCTTTATAGTTACTTAAAAAATATTGTTCAATACTTTTAATATGATCTGTTTCATTTTGTATATATGGTTTATTAGAATTTATTATTTTTAGATGATACTCTAAATCGTTCTGATTTTTTAATATAATTAAATTAACCCAGCAACATTTGGATCAGGATATTGAGTCTCTCCCAAGCGTCCACGTGATCGAGATAACTTGAGGTTAATCAGTCCATACGGCTCACCATTTCCATGGTAACCCTGCCAGAACTCTTCATTGTCCAAGATCTCCTCGATATCTTTACAGATCACAGAGTTGTCACTATAACAACGCCAGTTGTGAACTCCTCCAAGATCCCATCATTTGGCTCGAAGATATTCCATATCCTTGCAATCACCGAGAGCAAGCTGTGCACTACGGCGAACATTACCAGAGACAACAATCATGCCAATAATATTCATAATGTCAAGAGCATCGACTGGAGTGATTTTCTGCCCAGATTTTTTGTTTAGGACATCACTAATCTTCTTAATACCATCGCATAGAACCTCAGGACCTGAGGCTAATCCACCGAATCCCTTAATTGGAGCACCACGGCTGCGAAGGAGAACACAAGAGTATGTGAATGATTCACCAGAGTAAAAGTGAGCCTTCAGTACTCGACCAAGAAACTTGACCCAACCCTCTCGAGAGTCAGGAACAATGTAATCCGCATCATTGGTTTCTTTGCGAACAATCAATGCATGTTTCGCTTTGGGGATCTTAGCGACATCACCCGGTGTAATACGATATCCACATCCGGCACCTAGCATAAGAAAGTTCATTACCCAAGTGAACGGTTTAACTTCAATATCTTGTTTCTTCTCGTGAGAAGCTGAGGCGGTAATCTGGTTCTTTTGTTTTTGAGACAACATCTTGTTTTATTGATAAAAAATTACATAGTGTAATAGTAAATGAGTACTATTATCATCACTGGAAAAAATAACACCGACCTCCGGAAATTGTCGAACCTATGAATAATATATCACCAATCATTTTTTTAATATATACGAACATATTAAAAATTTTTACATATTCACTTACTAGCGCAACGGACAATTGCCTCCTGGACAAGATTCTCCAATAAACTCCTCGTATATACAAAACATTTTTTAATATATACGTAAATTTAGAAACTAATAACTTCGCATGAATTTCCACTACATGCAACATAGTCTTTTCTTTTAGTATTATCGTTCTCCTCAAAAAATTCCTCCCAAGGAACAGATTTATATGTTCTTTTCAAGTCACACCAAGTTTTCCACGAATCAACTGCTTTCAAACAGTGTGTCATCTTTAATAAATCATTTTGAAAATGCCTTGCGGTAAATTTCTTTGCCTGTGCAACCCATCGAATTTTTTTATACGTTTTGTCAGAATCTACAAAAGAAATCTTAATATTTTTATCATTAAAATCTGGCATGTTAAGTTTCTCTCCATATCCTAGCAAACACGAACAAGCATCGTACAAATTACCATTAAACGCATCATGTGCGTGTACAATCAAACCAGATGCAAATACAGATCCAGCGCCATACATGGTAGCAATCTGCTCGTGTGTATATACGGACTGAAATGGTGCTTGTTGGTATGTCATATCACCAGTATCACCTAACATTGAAATACCGGTAAAAAACTCGCGATTGTCGTAAATATACTTTGTTGCTTTATCCCACTCATCTTCCTTCATTGTAATAGTATTAGATACATTATGATTCAACCATGGCTCTACACATAGTTCGATGTTTCTACCTTCGGTTACCCAATATTTCTGAACCAACTTCACTTTCTTCAATAAATCAATTGCTGACACGTCTTTCTTTGTCAAAGCACCTGGTTTAGACTTACACAAAAATGTAATGACATCGTCTGTACCACCAGAAGACCATACAGATTTATTAACTGCCTGACTGTTAAAAGTCTTGAAGAATTTCAAAGGTTCTTCCATACTATTTGACTGTACACGACGAAAATACCTTTCTGCATGACATGGATGAATACCTGAAGATGTTCCCAAAATACAGGAGGTAGATCCGGCTGGTTTGACACATGTTGTGCGAGCCGCTGTGTTAATACCAAGCATCTTTGCAACATATGCGTTTGTTTCCTTTACCATTCTTGCGCCTTTTTCAAGAATGTCAGGGTTGAAGGAAATATCCGGAGAATCCATCATTCCTGTCATACTTACCCCAATCAAAGCCTCCCGTTCTACAATACTTTGTGTGATTTTCCCTAAATATCCAAAATCTGTATACGCTGCTTGAAATGTTCCCAAAATTGATGCAGCTCTACATCTATCCAAAAATTCTTTTTCACTTGTTACAGTAGCCATGTTAATTTCCGAAAGATTACATTTTTGAAATCCAGATTTCCCATCCGTGTCATATGCACGCATGCTAATTTCGCAACAAGGGTTGTATAATGTTTCCGTATTATCCGCAAAAATAACACCAGGTTCTCCAAACTGTTTTACAGATTTAATTAGATTCATATACTTTTCTTCTGGTGTTTTATTTCTAATTAACAACACAGAATTATTAGATCTAGCTCTCTGAGGGTTCTTAATATACCAATCCCCTGTTTTTGATGTAATCATTTCTTCATCGTCCAAACTAAACAACGAAATAGTCGCACTGCGTCTAATTCCTCCTGATAATACTGCATCAGAAGAATGCATAATAATATCGTATGCATCAATAGGTCTCAATTTAGTCATACCTTTTTCAAGACAATCATTCAGAACTTCTCGAATCTTTTTCAGTGACGCTTCCAATCCATCCGGACCGGGTGCTTTACCTCCCATATGACTAATTGGAGACCCGGCTGGACGAACAAGGGAAAAATCAAAAATTACATTTTTACCAAACCATTCCGGAAAAGTTTGGTCTGTTTTAAAATAAGAACTAAGCAACACACCAACGGCATCTGACCATCCTTCAATAGAATCAGGAACCTGGAAAATATCCTTTTCTTCTGAATCGGGTTTTTGGATTTCAGGTAATTTTCTAATATGATGTTTTTGAACCGAAAACCCTACCCCAACACCACACAATAGTGTAAACATAATTTCTTGGAATACTCTAACTCTGTCAATATACGTACTAGAACAATTGTACATTCTAGTATTTTTATTTAGAATCGCAGGACCTCCGAATTGCAATGCGCGCTGGGAACCCAACACATTCTTTTTAGAAACCATATCCTTAGCAAAATTAAATATCTCTATAAACTCTGGGTTTTCAAGATGATTGGAGAATTTTACTTTATGCATCTTAAATACTCTTTCAGTCTGTTCGACCCAGTTTTCACGTCGCTTCTTTTTTCTATTATATTGGGCGTACCGAGCGATACGTGTATAGTCAGGTAGGTGGTTATAAACTTCTTTGCTATTAACATTTTCCAAATCAGTGTAATATTGTTTGTTTTCAAGAGACATTTTTTTGTTTATTGATAAAAACAAATTTATAAATATCAATTTTTTTTTCCAAAAAATTACATAGTGTAATAGTAAATGAGTACTATTATCATCACTGGAAAAAAATAACGCCGCTGTATGTATCATGACCCTTAACATTGCACGTTCGCAAAAAGTTGCATATAATATTGTTGGGGTAGGTAAAGTTCTTCCTACCATTACTCCAGGTGTTAATTATATTTTTACTGTACAAGATCTTTCTGTATTCCCTTTAGCATTACAAAAAACATCTGTCTTGTTACATCGTCCTCTTGTTTGCATCTAATTTTATCTTTTCAATAACATAAAATTATTTTCCTTCTCCGCATTCCATTTCTTCGTTCCATGGTTGCTTAATACTACCTAACACTACAGGAGTTGATCCCCATTGCTGTTTTGTATCTACAAAGTTCTCAGCTGCATAATTACCACAGAATCCTCTATCTCCTGGAGCAAAAGAAGAAGTTTTCTTTAATTCATCAACAGTAAGTCCCTGGGATGTTGGAGCAAATACACAGCAAAAATTATTAGAATCCTTACACGGAGATGTTTTTGGTTTCTGTGTTGGACGAGCAGGTAAAGTATCTGCTGCTGTTGTTTTGGTAATACCAGGCCATATCTTATCAGCTTGATCAACAGGGAGATTATAAATATACTCTCCTGTCTTATCTATAACAGCTACGAATATTTGTGGGGAATTTTTATTACCTTTAATGTAACAAGGTTTTTGGAACCCACCACTACCCGAACCATTCTTACCATAAGATGGCCAGATACTTCGACCGGCTGCTCCTCCATTAGTCATCGTTGCATATAAGTTGGAATAACTACCGTCCTCATCCAATCCAGTTTGACTCCAAGAAGATTCAAGTAAATCCCATTCACTTGAATTTGCACAAGCCCATGTATTTGCATTAATACCCCCTGGACAATATCCTTTTGGAATTGATATGGCCGGTCCACGATCCAATGTAGCCTGATTCATAATAAACCATGCCATATTCCAGCATTTTTCGGTTGATAAGATAAACATCATAGCCGGTGGACCAACACTTCCTTCATCACCAACTCCAGCAGGATACCATCCATATCTCCAATAATATGCACCTCCTGGTTGAGGACCAGGCATCCAACCATCTTTTTGTGGTTTAGATAAATCGTACGCCGGGTGTTTTCCATTTGTATTAAAAGATGAGTACGGTTGTTTGGTCCATGTATCAGAATTAGTATCAAATCTATATGCTGCTACATAATTGACAACTACCTGGCTTCCCTCATTACGAGCAGCAGTTGTCTGTTTAACTATTGAATCATGCGGGTCTTTGTCAAATTGTCCCCAATCAGAGCATGATTTACCCTTGCATGTTGAGATAATCCAGTTAAATCCATTCATTGGTAAACAACCAGACTGAGGTAAACAACATTTACCTGCATCAAATGCTCCTTTGCATAGTGCATACCCATAAGGATCAACCGGTGTTTCTCCTCCTTTTTTGAACACATTCCAGGTTTTGGAGTAATCTGAAAGAGGTAAACACGGCCATAATTGTCCATTTGCTTTCTGTGTATCGTACGTTGGAACATCCATACAATCTGCTGGATTCTCACCGTACATCTCACATTTTACCATTTTTTGGTTAGTATTTTTGTATTTGTACCAATATGGACAAGGTTTTCCGTCTTTTAGAGTTTGATCGGATGCATCGAAACCTGGTAATTGTTTAGGAGGAGATTCTGATCGACACATTGTTAAATACATAATTAAACCTCCTATCAATAATAAAAAGAATACTAATAGTAGAACTGTTTTTCGAGACATATTCTTTTATTTATTAAAAGAATATTTTACTTTTAATAAATAAAGATGAGTACGTACAAATGTATATCGAATTTCGGCCAAGGAGCAGCTAATGCTCTTGTCAATAATCCCTTAACATATTGTCTCGAACAGACACTAGATAGTGAATTTATGCATGGATCTATAGCCGAGACTATCGGCGGTGCCAATGGTAAACATTGTCAGGCTTTTATGGCACAATATTGCGCCAACGATTGGAACGAAGTATGTGAACATGCATCAAAGAACAGATCCACTCTCTATCCTAACAACCTCCAAAAATGCGGAACTGGTAGTGATGTAGAATGTAAGGACCTTACAGCAGGTGAGATTCTAATTCAAAACACTGCTACTCGTAAGTATCTAGTTGAGATGGGTGGATTGTGCAATATTAAGTATGAACCTTTTGATCCAACTGTTGCAGCTTCTCCCCTTGTAGCATTTTGGGAAGGTGGGTGTACCACACAAGGAGATGGAGGATGTACACCAGTCTATGCTGTAGATCCGAAGAGGATCGATAACGATCCTGTAATGAACAAAATTTTAGCCAAACCTATTATTGCTTGGTCTTTATTGGTTAATATTTATAATACCGCGAAAAGAAAGAATAAATTGAACGAGCTAAAGGGAACACGTATTTATCGTTTCTTTATGTCAACACCATTCCAGAATTATATTAAACAAATGTCTTTAATTCCTTGTATTCTTTCTCAAAGTAAGTGTGGTTGTAACTAACTTGGTTTCTCAGATCTCTAAACACCAAATGGTTTTAATTAAAGCTCGTCATAATAGGTTATTAACACACATTTAGTGTGTCAATTTCCAAAACACATGTTAGTTACGTATTTATTCAGCTTTAGACGAACCTCATCCGAACCCGAATTGTTGAATCACACCTTCTGGTAATCCACCCACTCCACCCACTCCACCCACTCCACCTAAAGCGCCTCCATGTTTCGCCTCCGAGTAACTGTATATAAGATTACCGGTACTTACCGCAAACATAAGACCTGATAATCCTAAAGTAATGTAATAGATATTTTTCTCCTCCTGTGTCGGAGGGCATTTAGTAGAATCCCTTTTATTCCAAGCGATTATGTTGGATGTAAGAATAGCACCACTCATGATAAATAACGCAATAAAGAAAATCCAATGCATAGTTTATTTATTAATAGGAAACTAATAAATATTTTTTTTAAGTTACCCGTTCAACATCTGGAACATCTTCACGATTTGGTTCTCTTACAAGCTGATTACTACGTGTAACACCAAGATGAAATCTGTTTTGCTCTTCCTTCTTCTTATCAATGATAAGTGTCAAGACACCGTTTTCATACACCACGTTTACATTACCCTGGCTAGTAACACTTATAGGAAGAGTAATCTTTCGAACAAAACGTCCATATACAATCTCGTGCTTTGTAGCAGGTGCAGTATATCTTTTCAGTTTTTCACCAGATACAGACAGTTTGTTGTTAAAAAAATCAACACCAATGCTACTCTCTGTTACTCCAGGTAACTCTATATAAACGTACATGTTATTCTTTGTATCAACAATGTCAACGGGTGGATGCCATCCGTTATGATCACCAGGAGCGCCTCCAACACCCGAATTAATAATATGTTGGAAAGCACCTCGTAGATCACCATCCGATTGTAAGTTGTTCAAACTAGTGTATATCATATCTTGAAATGACATTTTTATTAACATTATATCATCGTCTTAAATGGATATAATTAGCGCGCGAACTTTCTAAGTCTGTGCAATAACGAGTTACCACCTGCATCGGATCTAGTGGATGACTGATGAGATGCTTGTGACATTATATCGGGTGAGACAGATGCAGGTTTGAATGAGTGTGATATTCGAGAAGGTTTAGGTCTATATCCGCGATGATCCCCAGAAGAACTTTGAGCTGGTGATACATTAGGTTGTTTATGTGAATTACAACCAACCGGTTCTGGAGCCGGTGATGATCGGGCTGGTGTATTTCCACGTGAACTAGCTACAGGGGACATATCAAAATTCTGTTGACCTAACGTATATGAGTGTTCGAATGGGGCTTCGTTCTTATCAGTTTCCTTCCCCTTTCTCTTGTACAGCCACCATAGTATACCAAGACCAATTACTACCACGAGAGCAATTAACCCGATCTTTTTCCAGGGAATAGAACTTGGTGGGGATGATATGACTGTTTTTCTGGGTCTACTGGAAGGGACTGGATTACCAGGTCCCGGAATAGGATCTGGGTCTACTGGACCGCTCGGAGTCTTTGGTAAAACCTTCTTTGTCAGTTCTACATCAACCACACAAGGTTTTTCAGACTTTAGAATCAAAAAGTAGTTTTGATATACATTCTTATCAGCAACAATATTACCAGAGATTGATTTTCTCGCTTCTTTATATTGAAGTTCTGGTGTGTTATCCAGAGTTGTTTGGTCTACGACTAGAAGATTGTAAGGTATATCATCCTGACAGGTGACCTTAAACGATAGATCAAAATTAGTGCTATCACCGTTTAAATCAATCAGTTGTTTGATTTTGCCAAGTGTATAGGTTTTTTTGCTTTGAGACATTCTTTTACAATCAACAGTAATCCTTTTAAAACATATAACTTATTCGAATAAATAGGCAATGTTTGTTATAAAAGAAACAAACCAACTAAAAAAATCACAGTAGATAGATTATGATTAAGTATTCTTATCCTTGACGAAAATCCAGTCGTCGAAATCATTTATACTATATTGTGTACCTATTGTTCGGGTTTCAACCTTGGGTGTTTGCACTGTTACTGTTTTAACAGTTGTTTTAACCACTTGTTGGGGGGTTATCTCTTCTTCTGATTCCGATTCTGAATCGGAACATTCATTTGGAGCTATGTTTAATATTGAAAATATACTAGGAAAAGGATGTACATAAGAATCTGGATATGAGGACCTTTTGTACATAGTGTTCCATATACCGTTCAAACCATTGATGTCTGTAGGCGTTAAAAACGATTGGACCTTCTTGTTGGAATCCATTTATTCACTAGACAATTTCTTTTTTATATCACTTACTTTTATATCTTCGTCTCTACTCCAACGACGTGCAAATGCAAAGAAAAAATCGCTTAATCTATTTATATACTTCATTATATTTCCATCAATTGCCACACCATCATCCACTAATTTCCACATACTCCTCTCTGCTCTTCTTGTCACAGATCGACATACATGACTTTGTGCGTCTTTTTCATGTACACCAGGTAACAGAAATTCAGTTAACTTTGTATTCCCCTTTTCTATGATATCTATCCATTCCTCTATTCTTTTCACATCATCCTGTGTAATTTTAGGGACACGCTCTTTCTTCTTTGGGTCTATAACAGCAATATTACTCCCTATATCCAACAATTTTATCTGTATTTCTCTAAGTGGTTCATTAATTGTATTAGCATTGTCCAAATCTCTCTCGTATCGCTCAAAAATTTCTGTATATTTATATACAGAAATATAGTGCTGTCTGATAGGTTTAGCCAATATTGGTTGTATTTTTGCACATAATAATCCAATATGACTAGATAATTCATCTATATTCCCCAACACATCGAATATAACGTCCCCTTTTGCTCTCTTACTTCCATCATACAACGATGTCATTCCTTTGTCTCCGGATTTCGTATAAAGTTTCATTTATTAGATGTTTTCATTCTAATAAATAGAAATTTCAATCAACTTGTATACCTTTTTCTCCTGAAATAAAAGTTCGTACAGTTTCCAAAAGAAAGGTTTGTAAGGTTCTCTAGTCCTACATCCTTCAATAATAATAGACCCCCTTTGACCATCATATCACTGTACATTTATTATTTTGGTATATATTCCTTTAATCGATAATTAATGTAACTTTCTTGTATAGTTCCCTTTGTAGAATAAAATGCTCGTATAATCGAATAATGTCGTCCAGTTCCATGACATTCATAACAATCCCTATAACTAGAGTATTTTCCAATTCCGTCGCAAGTGCTGCAATTATTATCACCAAATCGTGATAATATCATTCCCATTTATTACTTGACAAGAATTTATTTCTTATCCGAACTTCCAAATCCTCCTTCACCTCGTGTCGTCTTATCAAGACTTTCCACCTGAACCATTTCTGCATACTCAGCCTTCCTTAGAACTAGCTGACATCTAGTGAAGGGCAACTTAATATCTGGAAGTTCTTTAGCGACTTTGATGAGAGCAATCTTGAGAGTCCCAGTGTAATCAGGATCAATCGTACCGACTGAGTTGGCAAGCATATATCCTGTCTTACTCATCGAGCTACGAGGCAGGATCTCTAGGTAATAACCTTCTGGAGGGGAAACTCTGATCCCTGTCTCGAAAAGTGTAATACTTTCAGAAATTTGTTTGAATACATCAATGGCCGTGAGATCGTATCCGATGTCTGAAGGATGGGCCTTTGCTGGCACCACCGCGCGTTCATCATCGACAACGAATCTAATACATTTTGAGTTTGTTTTCTGTTCCATTTTACTTTCTTTTTAAGTGAGAAATCTTTAATTCATTTTTATTTCTTGACCTTTAATAAAGATGAATCAAAGAAAATCTAGGCGTCGTATGTCACGACGTAAATCTAGGCGTCGTGTAGCTCGTAGATCCAGAAGTCGTACATCGAGGCGCAAATCGAGGCGTAGATCACGAAGACGATCCATGCGCAAATCTATGTGTCGTGTAGCTCGTAGATCCAGACGTCGTACATCGAGACGTAAGTCGAGACGTAAATCACGTCGTAAGTCGAGACGTAGATCTAAGAGGCGTACATCGATGCGTAGATCACGACGTAGATCACGACGTAGATCACATAGACGATCTATGCGTAAGTCGAGACGTAGATCTAAGAGACGTAAGTCAAGACGTAAATCACGTCGTAAGTCGAGACGCAAACGTTCCAGATCTAAGTTCGGATTTTGGGGATCAAATAAACCATATTATGTATGTGTAGTGAATAAAGAAGGTGGTCATAGATGTAATAAATATCCTAATCGTGCTGCATGTGAAGTTTATGGTGCTAAATGCACGTCAAGTCAATCACAGTGTATGTCTAGATGTAATGCATATGCTAAAAAGAGAATTAAAACTATGCCCGGTTATAAATGTGATCCTCTTAAAAATCATTGTTTAAAATATAGTACTATACCAAAATGTATGCAATCAATTAACCCAGCTGAAGAGAATGCTGGTATCAGATGCACGACTAGCTTGGATAACTGTAAAACAGGTTGTAATAATTTATCTACTAGAATGAAAGGAGTATCTGGACCTGCTATATCAAATAAAGCAGTCATACAACGTCACCAGGTAAAACAAGCACATAAACGTGCATTGGCTCAGATGAGCAGAATGAAAACAGCTATACAGCAAATGCGGCAAAGACAGGGTATAATTGCTAATAGACCTAGACCGGTGGCGCATCAAGTGGTCGCACCTCAGCCTATTCAATCAGTTCCTTCTGGTGCAAGACAGGGAGGTGGTTATGTTTTAGGAGGGTCAGGGAGAGAAAGTAGATTACTTTCTGGTGGAATTCCTGGGGCTCCTTCTGTTTGGTACAAGGATAATTCTAGAACGTGTAAGCCAATTGTTGCAAACAGTAATCGTTCAAGAGAATTACAAAAACAGCGTTATAGATTATATGCAACAAAGACATTATGTGAGTCTAGGAGGTAGGAAATAAAATTGAATTTACATTTTTAATCTGTTAAAAAGAATAGGAATGTCCAGGCTTTGTTACCCCAAAGAGATTATTGGTTCTAAGTTCGAGAACAACAATTGTTACTTCCTAGTGCAATGGCACGGATACAAGAACCCTACATGGGAACCGGAAGAGCACATTGCTCATCGCACAGATTTGATCAATGCACACCGCGACATGCTTTTGATCGAGAATCTTGGTATGAAGACAGGTGGTTACATCTACTGTCGTGTCAGCAGCAAGCAGCAGTCCAAGTACAACGAAGGTCACACGAGCCTAGATGTACAGGAACAGGAGATTCTCAAGCACTGTGACGAAAAGGATATCAACGTCATCCGTGTCGTGAAGGAAGCTTACTCCGCCAGGAACATGGACAGGCTTGCCGGTTTACAATACCTGTGTGACATCGCATCTGCAGGCCAGACGATCTATGTTTATGACATCTCGCGGTTCTCGCGGAATGCCCATCACGCTCTAAACATCCTCGAAGAGTTGAACGACCGCGGAATCTCAGTACACTCTGTGTCGGAGAACATCACCTACAGCAACGCGTCTGGACGCAACCAATTCCGCTTGCAGCTGTGTGCGTCAACCTACTACTCTGACCTTTGTTCACAGAAGGTCAAGGCATCTATCGCTTTTCGTCGGGCCCGCGGTGATCACATTGGCCACACTGCCTACGGATACACAACAGAAGTCGATGAGAAGACCAACATTCGTGTCAAGGTTACCAGCGTTCCCGAGATGAAAGTTATCGAATACATCCGACAACTGAGTGGTCACAAGAACTCAGTTGCAATTGTCGCAGACCTCATCGAAAATGGTATTACCTTTCGTGGTCGCAAGCCGACTGTGTCGGGAGTTGAGCGAATCATCTCACGGTTCGATACGGATCTGAAACCCCCACAGGCAAACAAGAAGGCTACTAAGAGGCGCACGTACCGTCGTCGAGCGAAGGAACCCTACTAAGTATGCAATTATAGTGTATCTAGATTATATAATACAATAGTATTATATATCTTAAGAATTATTCGTTTATAATAAAGGATCGATGCCAATCAAGAAAGAAATCATCTACCCCGTTTTCCTAGAGTGTTGTGAGTTTTCATCTGATACATTCTGGGCTAACGTCTTTGAGGACCTTGCCTACGGGAAAACTCCGTATGGAACATACATCAATAAAAACTTTCTCTGTTGTAGCTACAAAAATAAAGAGTTTAGTTATAAAATAGAACGTAAGGACCCACATGCCTTATATATTGACATTTACAATTTACTCACAAAGAAGTTAGGAATTTTATCACATAAAGAAAAGGTTAAGAAACGGGTGGATTTTCATAAAACAGAATCGCGAATTAAAGAATTCCGACAAGAGTGGGGGAACATTAGAAAAAAGAACATTAAGGATTTACTAGTAGAAAGATATGTTATTGACATGAAAAATAAACATTTACTATCCATTAAGCAAACCAAATATCTGTTATCTGTTATCTTTATTGCGATCGTTTTTAAGGTTATTACATCTAAAGATATCGAGTACAGTGATGGTAAAATTCAAAATATACAAGGCATTGAGTTTACAAAGAAGAAGATAATGATAAAAAGGGACATTTATAACATTGATGTTAGTTTTTCACCTGAAATATTTGTAGACAAAAAGGTGATGGCAGATAATTGGGAAAAATATTTAACTGCTTTACGTAAACATAAGAGAAAATAAATTATTCAGTTGTTTAAGCAGTATATTTAAACAACATTCTATATAAGTCTTTCCCACATATGAGCATACCGTATAACGTCAGGAGGAAAGACCGCAAATGAATTACCTGAGCGAGCTTTAGCCGCCTCATCATTGATCAATTTTAGTTCACTAAAATTATCACCCGGAATGCCAATAATTTTGCTCATTTTACCAACTTTTTTCTTTTTTATTTTATCACTATCATCTTTCTTAATTATACCATCTTTTCTATACGTAATATAACCAAGTATATACGCCAATGCATTTAGGTATTTAGGATCAATGCCAACAGATTCTGTATTGTCGGCTCGTTCACACATAGTATCTCTATCTTTGACAGATAACATTAACTCACTGTTCCCAGATTCTGTTAACAATCTTGAAACATAATCAACATCCAACTTAAATCTTTCTAATGGTGTTTTATTGGCAATAGCCTGTGAATATTCTTTTGTACCTGGTTTAATGTGGAAGGGTATAGGATCACCACATGCTTTTGCAACGTCTTTTGATACAAGAGCTCCTTGTTCTTGTTCAAAAGTTGTTTCAAATCTCTGATCGTCCTCTCTATCTTCATCGGAAATATCACCTCCCCACATTTCGTCATTATTATCATCGGGATTATCTATATCACCCCAATCGTCCATTTATTATATATAAAGAAATATTTTTAAGACGTAAATGAAAGTCAGGCTGTTAAGTGATTTACATTTAGAATTTGAACCCTTCGATTTATCTTATCAAGGAGAAGATGTTTTAGTTCTAGCAGGAGATATATCTGCACATATAGAACAGACCATGACTCTTGTTCGTAACTATCTTGAAGAGAATAAACATCCACAACTTATATTTATTCTAGGTAATCATGATTATTATCATAAATCAATCCAGGAAACATATGAATTCTACGAGAATGTAAATATCGATCGATTTCATTACCTGCAGGATGATAGTATTGTCATCAACGGGATACGCTTCTATGGCGCTACGTTATGGACTGATATGGATAACGGTAATAAGAAAACGATGTTGGTCTCATCTCATTGTATAAACGATTATTACCAAATCAAAGGTTCGTCTATTTCTATACCATTTACACCAGCTCAATCTTATGTTATCCATTGCGATAGTAAGAAACGCTTGATTAAGTGTCTTAACGAAAGTAAAGAACCTGTCGTTGTTGTATCACATCACCTTCCATCACATAAGAGTATTGCTCCAAAGTATAAATCGTTCCCGGTATCTGGAGCATTCGCTTCTCATCTCGATGATCTTGTTGTGAAAGCCCATACATATATACATGGTCATACCCATACTAGTTTAGATTATAAAATCCAAGACACGAGGGTTTTGTGTAACCCTCGTGGGTATAGTAGGAATGGAAAAAACGAGAATCCCGATTTTAATCCATGTTTAATAATTGAAATTATTAATTAATATTAACATAAATTATCAAATGACATCCAAACAATGTGTGAAAGTAGCTCAGTTACGAAAAAAGGGATATACCGACTTTGAAAGTTGGTTAAAAACAGACGATAACGTTTATGTAGGTCGCTCTGGAAGAATCTGGATTCATGGAGATAATAAGAGAATATTCAACTACAAAGGAAGTAAGTGGTCCAACCCTTTTAAGGTAACAAAAGAAAGTTCACTTGAAGAGTCATTGACACAATACATAGATTATATCGTAGAATCTGGTTTAATCCATGATATTCACGAGTTGAAAGGAAAAACACTTGGTTGTTGGTGTGTGTCCTCCGATTGTCACGCGAATATCCTTGCAGAGATTGCAGATGGTGAGTTCCTCAAGAATTTGGTGAATTTGCTCGATTAACTACGTTTTGGAATATATAACTGGCTTTCTCTGTTATTTGGTAAGAAATGTATTTATATTTTTTGGATATCAATATACCTGTTCCAATACCAGCAAAATACGCCAAAAATCCACTGTAACTCATAATCACACCCATTATAAATCCATACATGAATATACCACTCACTCGCTCATTTGTTATAGTCATATGACTCTCTAACTGTTCATCTAAAAGTTTCTTTAATCTTTCTTCTGTTTTCGTACTCATTTTACATTTTAAACATATTTGTTTAAAATAACTCAAATTTAATGAATAATCTGTTCAAAAGATTCCATATTCTTATCCCCCTGTGGAATAGCAAAAACGACCTTCTTAAAAACACCTGCGAATGTCTTACCGAGGAGTTGTTTAAACATCCAGGCAACATCATTCGGATTATTCTTGAACACACCACATCCGAATGCTCCCAAAATTAGGATTTCCGTGTCATACTTTGCTGCTACTTTCAATATTGCTGTACATCGAGACTCCATAACAGTCTTAATACGAGCAGTCATTTTGTTCATATCCAAACGCTTTTTCTTTACATTATCACGTACATTACCAGCATTGACAGCGGGAACAGAAATAACCGCTATGGGGAATGCTTTCTCAATAAACTCTCCATCATCATCGCGGAACACGAGAACATCTGGGGAATATACAATCAAATCGTTATAGAATCCAAGTTTAGGATTTATTTCGTTTCTATCGTACATTGGTTTAGCTGTTTTGGATAAAGGAAGATATAACGTAGTTGCTAATGCAAGTGATTCTTCTTGTGTCATACTTCCATTTAACCATCCCCCTCCTGGATGTTTTGCATCTGCAAAATTGAGAACAGTCATTTTATCTCCCCAAGTACAGCTATTAAAAATAGCATTGATTGTTGTACAACTTTGCAGTTCTATCTTGGTTTCTTTGTACCGCTGTTCATATACTGGTGATGGGACTCCTACCTGAATCCCAAAAATCTTTGTATTCTTAATAGAACGATCCACAATTTCTTGATGATGACTTTCAAGATGTGTAATAAATTCATAATGCTCCTCGGCCCGAGCTTTTCGTTGTCTACGACTCATTTTATATTTATAATCAAATTCATAGATTAGAAATACTAATTTACTTGACCATGTCAGCTTTCAATGTTGGATATGAGGAGTAATCCGTTACTTTAATATCATTATACTCGAGTTTCTCAATATCTTCGATACTCTTCAATTCCTTATTGATCTTCAATGTTGGAAACTTGAAAGGAATTCTCTGCAACTGTTTCTCGACAACATCGTAGTGTGATTCGTATATATGTGCATCTCCAAGAGACAATACAAACTTCCTTGCAGTTAATCCTGTAATCTTTGCTATAAGTGTGTGGAACAATGCAGTTGATGCAATGTTGAACGGAAGACCGTGGAACAAATCCGATGATCTGTTAAAGCAAAAGATGTCCAGAAACCCTTCTTGGACATAAAACTGGAGTATAATCGAATGACATGGAGGCAGAACACATTGATCAACCTGTGCCGGGTTAAAATCAGTCATCATAATTCTCCTAGACCCTGGGTTGTTTTTAAGAAGATTAAAAACATTTTTTAGTTGATCGATTCCATTTTCTTTAGGTGCTGCTTTTTCTTCATCATATGGAGCATTAAAATTTCTCCATTGGTATCCATAGCAATTATGTACAGAAAAATTCTCAACAGTATAACTATGATCTTCTTCAACATCAAAATTATACACATGCTGATGTTGATGATAGTAAATATCTTCTAATTTACTTATTGCAAACCACGCATATCCGTCAGAAATATGTGAATAATTACCACGTCTTGTATCACATTCATATACTTCTATTATAAAACAATCATGTAGATATGATTCTTTATCCCCAAATACCTTTTTATAACAACTTCTCTTTTGGAAATTAATCGATGCAAAATATCCCAATTTTAAATATAATCTCTGTACAGAATATGCAATATCCACCGAAATAGTAGTATATCTCTTAGAATCATTATTGGATGATCTGTTTTTAGCAACATAACCATCAGCCCAACAATACCCATTCAAAAATTCTTTTATATATACAAGAGGAGCTTTATGTACCCAATCTGGTATTAACTTACCATGTGCATATTTCCCAAATGAGCGAAGGATTTTCGCATACTTGATATTGTAACATCTATAAACAAAACAATGATCTGTTTCCTTTCCCTTCACATTCTGGATATTTAAAACTTTACTAAGTTTTTCAATAATATAATCGTGTTCTTTGTCATTTATCGCAAAATGTATACATGGGCCATTTTTTTCCTCAACAATCCACCCATCTCCTAAAAAATATCCAAACATAAACCACGCATCCAGGTTATCTAATATTATTTCGTCGATAGTCGGTATTTCCTCTGTCTCTTCAATTTTTAAACCCAATACACACTTCTTATGTAAATCTTTTGCTTGTATCCAACAAGGCTTATCATAAACAGCAACAGTTCTTTTACCCTGATATCTATCCTTTACAATATATTCTTTCGCATAAAATGGATGGTCTGGGGTGCAGTATAGATGTGGATGGTAACACGCCTTAATTTCAATCATATTTTCCTCATGTACATGTTTATATAATTTTGTTACTGGTAACCAATTCCCTCTATGAGTAAAAACAATATCATTGATTGTGATATTTTGTATTGATTTATATCCATTTTTTGTCAATATTTTTGTATTTTCAGGAAAACATGGCCCCATTACACCTTCTCTTCTATCCTTTTTTCCGATGGAATCAAGAAACTCCCTATTTGTATTTCCATCCCAAATCTTAATTTTCTTATCAGATAACAATGAAGAATCTGTATCTCCTCGGATGAAGAAAAGTAACTCTTCGACTACACCACGGAAGAACATCTTCTTCGTTGTTAGCAGAGGAAACCCATTGGTAAGATCAAAAGTCATTGTCTTTCCAAACAATGACTTGGTATTACCATTGCGGCCGTTCTTAATCCACCCATTCTTGAAAACATTACCAAGTAACTCCAAATAATTTTTCTCCTCTGATATAGAAGGAGTAAGAACATAATGAGTGAACTCATCGTACTCCTGCTTTGATTCCACTGTCCAGTCCATATAATTAAAGTTGACGAAAGTATCACACGTATACTCTCCTTTCATCACTGATAGATGAACCTTACCAATGTAATGTCTCCAATTCTCGAACACCTCGTTATATACGGTTGCCCCACCAGCAATGAAGATCTTTCCATCGTTGTGCCCATTGTAGTTGAAAATCGTCAAAGCATATGGGAGACATTCAAATATAGATTCTACCTTACATTTAATGTTTTCACCCACTTCGTATTGATTGATATTACTTGATAATACAATCACAGATCGTCCTGGTAAGTTTGGTAAAGATTCTGCTGTCTTACGCCCGACAATTAAAAATCCACCCTTTGTTTTTTTCTTAAAGATACCTAGTTCTTCTCGACAGTGCCATGACAACCCGCCTTCAAACCCGATACCCTTTTCTTTAGTCATAGCAAGAATTACGTCAAACATTTTATTATTAACTCAATAACAAGACCTTAAATTCATTTTATTCTTTCGGTACAATGGTTGAGAACGACATGCTTGGACCAGAATCGGATTTTGTTCCAGTAACTCCTTTTATTTTTGTATAAGTGACCAACGATATGATACCAAGAATAAGATTACAATGTATAATTTAATCTGTTTATCAGAAAATTTACCTGAGCCCAATGTTCCTATACCTGATCCAACGACGTAAAATCCCATTATCCACCAATCAAGTTTGAAATCAATCTGTTTATGGTTCCAAAAATAAAGAACAGATAATATTGTCACAGGTGGTAATATAATAAACAATGTTGTTCATGCGGCCGTATGTTGATCTGGGACCATTTTAAAGTAAGACAGTGCCGCTATAATCAGAAAAGATCCGGATAGACCAAAAATCCTCCAATTAATCCGGAAATTAATCCAACTGCTATTGCTATCATTTATATATGCTAAACATATAAATGATTTCTAGTATTCTTTTTAGATATCCTCAAAGACGAAACCATCATCTTCCTCAGCTTCGCCATCTTCATCCTTAAAGGCTCTGATAACATTCGCGTCAGGTAGAACCCCCATCTTTTGAAGCTGTCTAACTTCATCAGCGTCGTACTTATATATAACATCGGCATTCTCGTCATCAAAATCTCGCAGAGAAATGATAACACAATCCCCTTCACTGCAGCGCATACGCTTTTTACGTACTTTACAGCGTCTCTTTGTGTTATCTAAACAGTTTACAGTGAAGAAACGTGAACCTAATGCTTTCTCGAGAAAACCATATACTTGTCCATCGAGATCGGCTTCGACAAGTTTGCGTTTTTCAATATTTGCACCCTTGCTTTTTGCATTCTTTCCTTTTTTCTTGTTCTTTGGCATTTCTATTATATTTTAATATTTTTATTTCTTTAATCAATTTATTATTTAGAGATTCTAACTCTTTTATAAAATGATTACACTACTTTCTCTGCTTCTATTCATTGGATACATAGAACATATGGTTATCTTCTGGTACTACAGTCTTATATGGTCGATAAAGAATCGTCAACGACTTACTAAAGAAGCTATATTGGTCGCGTTGTATGCATTAAAAATACAGTTATTTGTATTACCACCTTTAGGACTGTTATTTTCTTATTATTACACTGATGAGTCAGTTATGTTACCACCAGAGTTTTCTTTACACGAGCTGGGACAATGGGTTGCTATGTTTTTATGGGAAGATTTTGTTTTCTATCACATTCACCGTCTTTTACATCATCCACAATTTTATCACCTACATAAACTACACCATTCACGGAAACAACCAGTACCATGGGAGGCATTATATTCTTCTGTTCACGAAAATGTAATGGTGAATTTCTTTCCCGTTTTATCTGCACCTCTTATCGTCGAATTAAACATCTACTATTTACTTGTATGGATTGCCATAGCTACTCTTTCTAGCGTTATCGCCCATAGTAACTTTAATAACCCCCACACTCTCCACCATAAATATTTTAATGTTAATTACGGTGCAACCAGATTGTTCGACTATATCTATGGAACTTATATGTAAGTTACCATATATTATCATCCTTATTTTTCTGAAAAATACGAATACTCCTAATCTTAAAATACGCCTCTGAATAAAATACAGCTGGGGCATTTATCCCACGATCAGCTTCCGTCATACCACCATCATAACACTTTGTAACAGGGTCAACACCATGTCCCTGTGTCGCTGCACGTCCAGGATCAGCTTTGTAACATTTTGTAATATAATCCTTCCATTCACTCTTGTAATCAACAGAACAATACTTCGGCATAGCTCCTCCTCCCCATCCTCCTCCCAAAGTAATATTAATTGTAATCCCTTGAAAATTAAAATCGCATCCATCAGTTAAAGCATTTTTACCATCCAACACATAAGAAGCAACTAAAATCTTTTGTAAAGACATTTCACCTGACACATTATCTTTACTAGGGTAATCCTCACCAGGCCACGTATCTGGATCTGGGAAATCACTCAATGGACCCGTTCCCACACGAAGATATTTTCTAGACCAAAGTTTTCTAGGCCACCACCAGACATTGACAATATCCTTTGGAGTCCACTGTACTGCATATACACCACCACCATGTGCATTAAATTGTGGGCCAAAACTCCCAGGAGGTGCATTAATTTGAGAATTGCCAGCATTTGTAGCAGAATTATTAGGACAATTAAATCGACTATTTCCATCTGGTAATGTAGTCCGTGCACCCCCTTGTTCACCAATCTGATGTGTTTTATCTTTGCATCCAGAATAAGGCCCCAATCCATAAGTTGCAGGGTCTTTGGGATCTTTCCCTCCGTGCCAAAATGTTACACCACATACACTGCGAACGCCCGCATTCACATAATCCTTACCGGGTTCTTTAACCATATACTCATTCTTATACCCATTCACGACTTCACACAAAGGTCCTCCGTGAATAGATACCAAATTAGTATCACTAAAATTAGTTTGTTCCAAAATATCAAACTCTCCTCCAGTTGGCCACATAGCAACATACGTATCTTTACCAAGCCACTCACTCAAGTGTTTATCTTTAGCCGGGGTTAAATTAGTTCCCGGCTTACATAATCTATTATAGTTTTCTTTGTGTTCATTAACAGTATATTTAACAATTTTCTTCATTCCTTCATTATATTTATGAGTTCCCTTCTTCTCATGATACTGATCCGGACCACCTACAAATCCGTTTAACCATAATGCTGGCCATACACCACACCCAATTGGTGTATGCTCAACATCAAATACAAACAAACCACCTCTAAACAATTTTCTACTAATCAAACGAGGTGCACCAACATTTCCATTAGCATCCAATTTATCATCTAGTTTAATCATAATACCACCATCGTAATCGCTAATAAGAGAAGGCGATTCAGGTATTTCCTGCCACGATGCATCACCATTTACATTAGGAATAATCTTTCCATTGGCGTCTCTTTTAAACATAAAAGCATAATTAACCATTCCATCAGTAGGATCTGAACCATCTAAATTTGGATTATCTAATAAGAAATGTTTTCGAAGGGATTTCACATTATGAACATCAATAATTTTACGATATCCTTTCTGGTAGAAAAATGTATAGTAAACTATGGACAATGCTATAAAAAGTAATAATAAAAACAAAATTACCATCATTTATTATATTTAAATATAAAAAAATAAAAACAAATGTCTTATACTCTCGTACATGATAGAAAAGAAGTAGAAAAATTCGAAAGTCTTTTCTACTCGAAAACAAATGATGGTTATGAAAGAGTATTTTTAATGTATATCTCTGCTAGAAATAAGTATTGCCCAGAACTTTCCAATAATGGATGTTTCAAACGTACTGTTATTCGATACAACGATAGATTGGAAGATCACCGAAGATTGTTCAACGATATTCAGCATTATGAAATTCCTTTACATGCATATAAGGATAAGAATCATCGTGCTGTTGTTCCACAGGAGGCACTTGCTCTGTATGCAAGTATAAATCCACGTAATGCCGTTCATGCAGCACACGATCTGACAAAAGAAATTCTAGATAGGACGTTCTTATATGATAAAGCATACTTCTCATCAATAGATCAAAAATTTAAGAATAAACTACAAAAACATTCTGTTAAGGTATACGTTGGTATCGATCTTGATACCAAAGATGAAGAAGTGTATCAGGAACTTATTGCTGATATAACAAGATTTGTTAATATATACGTTGTTATTGAGACCCATGGAGGTTATCACATCATTATTCCCAAAAGAGAATTACAACGTACGTTTAATGGTATGTCTACAGGACAATATCTATACAAAGTACTTCCGGGTAAATACAAAGCATTGGATAAAGTATCAAACGATCTCTTTTCGCCTATTCCTGGTACTATTCAGGGAGGATTTAAGGTAAGATTCAGAGATGTTTAAGTACAACATCTTCCAACTTCCTATAGAAATCTTCCAACGTCCCGTCGTTAACTATCAACTCTGAATAGTTCTCTATCTTATCAATTTCTGTTTCTGACTCATGTTGATCTGCTTTATCTCCATTGTCAAGAGATGACCTTTCAATCTTATATACTTTACCACCTTTGCTTAGAATGTAATCAACCTCGTTTTGGAACCTAACATCGTTCCACATTACCAACCCCTTGTGTTCTTCCATATTCTTTTTATACCAAATATCGGCACTACGAACCCAAAAATCGTTACCAATATTTGGTAATAGAATCCATGGAAATAAATCCCTTACTACATCTGTTCCGACTACCTGACATGCACGACGAGGGGTAACACCCCAGTTCCTATCTTCTTCTTCCTTTTTATAAGTATATAATTGCTCATCTGTAAATTGAAACCATTGTTGGATACCAAGCTTTAGAGGATCTGTGAATCCTCTCTTGATGTATTCACTTTTCGATGAAATATAATCACATGCTGCATCTTTACCGCATTGGTTTTTTGCTAAAAAACCAATCATTTTATCTAATTTTGTACGTCTTAAAACGAACATTCGATTTTATTATTCTTCAATAATAAAAACTGATAATATTTCTTACCCTAGACTGTCATATCCATCATCCGGAATCTCATCATCACTTTCGCTTTCGTCAAGATCCGGTAGATCATGGTACATGTCGTATAGTTCACATAACTGTTGGTAAGTTGATGGCATCTGGTTACCACATACATCCAGAAGAGCCTGGTCATCGACTGTGCCTCTAAACTCATCCCACGTCATCATAGCACGCTTTGTTTCGTACCCAAGAGATTCACATTCATCACATGGAACCTTGTTGAGAAGATAACACCTAGCACAGTTGAATCCACCAGGTAGATGAGATACAGTTCGAATGCTAAAAGCGTCTGTACTTGCATGACGAGCGAAAATCGAGCGACCAGCTCGTCGGACTGGGGTGGGATGAAGAATATCACGTCCCTCTGGATGAGGGGATGTGTTGGTATCAATATTCTTGTGTTCATGAATAGAAGACATTTCTGTTACTTATTGAATATTGAAATCCTAATTTCAATTTTTATTTAATTTCAAACCAAACAGTTTGAAATAAGCCCCTACAGGGATTCGAACCCCTAATCTCCTGCTTCGTAAACAGGAACCAATACAAAAATGTATTGGTTCAATTATTTATTCTTTTATTGTGGACACGGTGGGTGCTGACCCCACTTTAAAACACTTATAAGATGCTCCTCGATACCGACCGATTCCCGTGTCCTCACATATTATAATATGTGAGGACCACTTTTATATAAGACAAGATTTTTTTAAATCGTTTTTATATTCACAATTCGAGTTACCTCAATCTATAAAAGATTGAGGTTGTAAAACCTATTTTGCTTGGTGGGAGGATCGAACTCCCGCGGACTTTAATACGTCCAACCGGGCTTAAACCGGTCACCTTAACCACTC